ATCGAAAGTCACGGACACGCCGGACGCCACGTTAAGGGTGGAGCCGGATGCCATGCTCAGAGTAGAGCCGGAGGCGAAAGAGTAGGTGCAGCCGGAACCGGCGTTCGCGGTCGCACCGCCCTGAGATATGTAACAAGCGACGTTCTGCGCAGCCGCGTCCACAATCGGGCGCGATGCCGGGAAGAATGACGCCAAGATCACGCCGACAAGCAGCGCAACCAGAATGTGAATTCGCTTCATTGAATTGATCTCCTGAATAGAGAAAAAGAGAAGGGGCATTTCTGCCCCCTCTCGGTTCACTGTTACGGATTGATTACGCCGTTCCCTCAGCCGGTGATGCGTGTGCCTCGCCGATGATGGTGCCGGTCGTGGTGTTATCCACCGGCATCAAGCGTGCGCCGTACTGAATGGCCCAGATTGACTCCAGGGTGGACGACGTACCGCGATGCGCGACAACGCGGATGTAGCGATCACGCGGGCGGTTCACGTCTATCCAGACATCCTCATCCGAAGAGCCGGAAACGACCGACGTGCCTTCCAGATCGGCGAAACTCGTGCCGCTCTGGTCGGAGCCTTCCGCTTCCATGGTGTTGTCGGCCGCAGCAGTGCCGAAGGACGTGATAAACAGCACGCCCTCGTAACCCTGCATATCGACTTCCGCCGCCGTGACATCGCTCGTACCGGCAACGGTGTGATCGGCCAACTTGGTGATCTTGACATGTGAAGAAAGATTCATTTGCATGCCCTCCGATTAACCCAGCTTGACGCGGGTGAATGCGTTTTCGAGAACCGGCATGCCATCGGTGGCCTTGCGACCAATGAACCCGACCTGGTTGTTGACTGCATACAGCTCGTCCAGACGCTGCAGGCCCATCTCAACCGAGTCCGCGATCCAGTAGTGACTGAAGTCACCGAGAATGCCGACGTAAAGCCCGGTCGTGAAGGTGTTCGGGGCGTATTCCGAAACCTTGACCGGACGGCCCAGCAGGGTGTCCGGCGCACCATCACGCATGGACGGCAGCCAGAGGTACTGACCATCGCCGCCCTTGAGCTTGGTGATCTGGCTCATGGCATCGCGGTGGAATACCCACGTGGACTTCGCCCGGTACTGGCCCTTGATGTTGAAGGTCTGGCCGATCAGGTTGTCCGCGGCAATGGCCGTGGTGGTGTTGTCGGTGCTCAGATCGCGGCCCGTGCTGATACCGAAGTTGGACGCGGTGAACACACCCAGCGGCTGCGCGGAACCGTTGCCGGTCATGAACGCCGTTTCCTCGGTGATACCGAAGATGTAGGCGAACTCGCTGCGCACCAGTGTCTCCGGTGACATCAGCGCCTGCATCATCAACGGACGGCTGACCTTGATCAGCTTCGAGAGCGGATGCGGGAACAGGTTGCGCTTCCCGAACGCCATCGTGGTGTCCTCCGGAGCGGCCTGAATCTCCGCAGTCCATGAGGCATTCGACGGGCGGGTCAGGGTCGGCGCACCCAATGACTGGGCGTTGGCCACGCGGAACTGACGGGCCATGCCGGGCTGACGCATCACCACTTCGTTTGCCACGTCCACGATCAGTTCAGCGACGAACTGCTCAGGGGCGACAAGGAAACCACCGGAGGTATCCACGTCCACCTGCAACGCACGGAACTCCGGCGTCATCAGGTGCGTCTGGCCACGCAGGAACGCACGGAAGCCATCACGCTGCTTGCGCAGCTTCAGGACATCCGCGGCACCCAGTTCGCGGCCAAACAGCGCGGACATCGCGCGGATCTCCTCCACACCCGGGGCAGCATCGGAATTCGACGCGGCATTCAGTGCGGCGGTGGCGGCAGAGGAACGCTCGGCTTCGACCATGCGCTCCTCGGTTTCGATTGCCTTGAGCAAATCGTTCTGCTTCGCCATATGCGAATCCCAGGACGCCTGCTCCTCGGCGGTCAGTCCCCGCTTTTCGGCTTCCGCCTTGGCGAGGATTGCACGGGCAGCGTCCACGATCTGTTTACGCTCCGCGCGCACTTCGTTAAGTCTGGACATTGCTGCCCTCCTGTCATGCCCTTGCGGGCCGTGTTGGAAAGCCGCTGCCTCTCGGCAGTGGCGATAAAAAACCCCGCTCTCGCGGGGTCGGTTACTGGCTTATGCCAGATTCAGTTCGGCGAGTTGGATACGACGCTTCGCCAGATCAAGGCTCCACAGCGGAACCGGTGCGATGCTGTCCAGATACGCCCGCAGTTCACGCACCCCGACATCGGTCTGGGGATAGGCCGGAAAGGTCACGGCGGACACGTCGAACAGCCGCAGTTTCTTCAGGGTGCGCACCACGCGGCCCTCGTCATCCTTGGCCCAGTCCTGCCCGTTGGGTCGGACGGAGAACCCGAAGGACATCTGCGTCACATCCCCGCGTTCAATCGGGGCGATGACCAGATCGCGGATGGTCTGCGTCTGGGGAATGTCGATCTCAATGGCCAGTCCCCGGGCATCCTCGGAAAGCGTCAGGGTCTTGGAGCGATTCCGGCCCAGCACGAAATTCGCGTCGTGATTGAACAGGGCGCGCACGTCGTCCTTCTCGATGGCCTCGGAAAACGCGCCAGGGGCGATCTGCTCACGAAAGCCACCCAGGTCTTCCGACAACTGGTTGAACACGGCGGCATGGCCCATGATCTTGGCCGGCGCGTTCTCGCGCTTTTCATCCCTCACCACGATGATGTCCACAGTCGCAAAGCGTCGTTCGATGTCGTTCATTTGATCAGCCTCACTGCAGGTTCCTTCGGTTCGTCGTCTGATTTCGGTTCGGCTTTGGGCCCGCTCTTCAGGAGAATATCCAGCGCCTTGTCAGCCGGGACCATGTTCATCGGCACGAAGTATTGCGATCCGCCATTGTTGGGGATCGCATTCATGTCCTCGGCCCGGCGGATCTCATCCGCGTTGATGGCGCCCATGCCCCAAAGGGCTTTGTACAATTCCTTGCGGGCGGCTGCGTCACCGCGCAACAGACCCTTGAGGTCGAAGGCGATGAAGTATTTCCGGCGGTCGACATCAGACAGCAGGGACGCATTCAGCCGCTGTTCCCAGCGGATGGACCAGGGCATGATGGTATGGACCACGAAGGCCAGCATGAACTGCTCAATCCCGGTCCCCCAACTCGTGGCCTTCTCCGTGGATTGCAGCAGGACCAGCGGCACCCGGTAGATGCGCGCGATCTGCTCGACGTTGAACTTCATGGTCTCGATGTATTGGGCGTCCTCGTGAGACATCCCAATTTCCTGCCACTCCAGCCCGGCGTCGAAGATCGCAATCTGTTGCGAGTTCTCCACCCCACGGTGCCGGCGGTTCCATGACTCCCGAAGTTTAAGCGCGGCCTCATCATCCAGCGCCGCGGGGACTTTCAGGGCGCCCTTGGGCACCGCGTTGTTGCCGAAGAATCGCCCGCCGTATTCGTTCGCGGCCAGCCCCTTGCCGATGGTCTCCCGGTGGGCTGAGATCGGAGACATCCCGTTGATGCCGTTGAACGACATCCCCGGCAGCCGGAGTATTTCATCCGCCAGCAAGATCCGGCGCTGCCCCATCTCTGGCAGGTATTCCATGACCACTTCGCCGTTGTGCACAAATGGCCGGCAGCGGTCTGGGTGAAGGGGGATGATCTCCACCACCCGCCCGGCGTTGTCGCTCACGATCTCCGAGAAGGAATCTCCCCGGAGCGCCGTGTGCCCGGTCATCATTTCCCGCCACTCGAAACTGGTCTGCATCCGGTTCGGCATGTCATGCAGGATCGGGTACAGCGGGTGATCTGTGGCGCGTTGCTTGCCGTCGTCATCCGTGCGCTCGTACACATGCAGGGGGAGCTGCGCCATCGTCTCGGCAAGGACGCGAACGCAGCCATACACGGCGTCGTGCGACATTGCCGTGTCGGGTGTCACGGACATTCCAGAGCCAGAGTTACTTCCACTGCCGAAATACTGGACCAATACAGGGTCCTTCAGCGGGCGCGGCCCCTGAACTGAGCTGCGGAACAATGAGGTGAGGAAATTCGGCAGCTTCATAGCAGCCCTCCGCGGGCTTTGATCAGGGCGTTCAAGTCGATCTGCGGTTCGTGATGCTCCGATGCGGCACCCTTCGCCATGGCCAGCGCCACCATGCCGTCGATTCGTCCGTGGCTTTTGGCTTTCGTCAGTTTGCGATTCCCAGCCGGATCGGTCTGCACCACGGCATTCGCGGCGCACATCGTCAGAACCGGATGATTGCCGTGGGCAATCTTGCCGCTCAACAAATCAGATTCAAGGTCGCGCAGCGCCGGGCTCATGGACTGAAACCCCTGCCCGAACTCGACGAAGTGATGCTCGATCTGGGCTTCGGTAAACCCGGCCTTTATGAGCCACGGTTTCAGGTGTTTGAAGTTCCACCGGTCAAAGCCGATCTTGAGAATATTCAACAACCCGAACAAAACCTTGAGCTGCTGCGCGACCCACTCGTATTCGATGGACTTACCCGGGGTGGTTTGCAGAAACCCCTCCCGCGCCCAAACGTCATAAGGCACCCGATCATGGCGGGCCTTTTCCGCCAACCCTTCCGCCGGTAACCAGAACGTCGGGCGGACGTGCCACTTGGATCGGATGGAGGCGATCAACACCAGCGCCGTCAAGTCTTGGACTTCCGACAGATCAAGCCCGCCGTAGACCGGTAGCTTTCCGAAGTCCTCAACCACATCCCCGCAAGACTTCCACAGGGAGGCGGACACGAACGGATTGGATTTCTCCACCCGCTGGTTCAGAACCAAGTTGCGGTATTCCGCCTCCCGGGATGGCATGCGGCGGGCATCCTCGGCCATGGCGAGAACTTCCGTCGCGTTCAGAAAATCCCCAAAAGCTGGATTGGCCTGCTTGATGGCCTTCCGGCTGAACGGGTCCAGCTCAATGTCTGCGGTATAGAGCTGGCAGACCACGCGCTTATCGTGACCGGCCAGGGCGTCTTCAATCAGTATCGAAAGCAGGTCCGCATCCGTGGGCGCCTGCGTGGAGATGATCAGCGACAACGGCTGTTCCTGCGCCCCGGTCGCGGTTTCCAATGCTTCGTACAATTCCGACCGCGGACCTTTCACCTGCCCCAATTCGTCGTGCACGATGAACACCGGGGACAGCCCATAGGATGTCGCGGTCTCGGCGGACAGCGCCTTGTATAGCGTCCCCAATTCCTGACAGAAAAGCTGCTTCGCACTGTCCCTGATCAGGACGAACTCCGTCAGCTCAGCGGACAACCGGACAATCTTGGCGGCCAGCCCGAACAACAGAGCCGCCTGATCGCGGGACTGGGCCGCGCTGTATAGCTGCGAGTTGGGCCGGGCTTCCGGTCCCACCAGATGCAGCAGCAACAGGAACGCCGCCAGCGTCGTCTTCGCGTTTTTGCGCCCGAATGACAAGATCGCCCGACGGGTTCCGTGCGGATTGTCATAGATGCGCCTGATCTCGCGCTTCTGCCAAGGTCTCAGCTTGACCCGCTGGCCGACAAACTTGCCTTCTGGGATACGACAATTCGCCTCGATCCAGGCGATGTTGCGCTGACCACGGGTCAGCTTTCGACGTGCCACGGTTTCTTATTGACGGGCGGCTTCTTACGGCTTTTGTCGTAGGAGGTCTGTTGTGAAATCCGCATCTTCGTCGCAAGGGATGCGATGCACCGGCTCTCGCGCTCCTGCATTTTCAGGGCACGATCGTATCCAGCCAGATCACATTCCTCGGCCGACTCCAGCGTGGCGATGAGTTGCTGCACCTTCCGGGCAGAGACGATGTGCCGACAGTATTGCGACAACAACCCCCAAGTCTCCCGCGGGAACCAGTCGGCCGGCAGGCGATTGACTACCTCGCGCCATTCCTCGGCTTGGTCCATGGTCAAATCTGCCGGCGGCTTGGGCCGCGCCACGGACTCCAGAGAGGTCTGCCCACCGACCACCGACAGGGATGCGGCGGATTTACGTCCGCGCCCTTCCATTTATTTTTGCTCCGGTAAACTATTTACGGGGAAGAGATAAAATATCGGCTGGGCGCACGGTCGGGAGGATGTGAGCCACAGGGATTTGCCCCGCCCCTCCCCTTGTGCGCTGCATCAATGCTGCGCTGCATCAGCATTCCAATGGTGCTTCCCATCCGTAGGCTTGCCAGTCACGTCACATCCAGGCATGGCCTTGTGTGTGGTGTTGGGCCTGTTCTCCCGTGCAGTCTTCAGGCTATGGCATTCGTGACTCAACCCCTGGAGGTTGCGCCTGCTCATGTTCCTGCTGTTGCCATCAATGTGATCCACGTCTACCGATGGCCTGCCACATCCACACCTGCACATGGGTTCCTCTGCCAACACCTGCTCGCGTATGCGTGCCCATAGGGCGGTGTCGTATACCCTGCCCTGCTGTCTCATTCTTTCGACCCTCGGCGTCACACGCGCCACATGCAGGACGGGCTTCTCTACGGGCACACGGTCACGGGCTTGGGTATCCCGCACTGCTCAACC